ATTTATCGCCGGGCTGGCTACCTGAACATCCGGGCTTACCGGCTGGGGAACATTTACCGCCGGGCTGGCTACCTGAATATCGGGGCTTACCGATTGGGGAATATCTACTACCGGGGCGGTTGTTTCAGGGCGTGAAGCCGTCGGCATTTGTATAGCTAATGCCGGTGCATCTAAATTAATAACAGGAACAACAGGTTCAACCGCCTTTACATCAGGTGCAGACAGACTAACAGCTACTGGCAATATGATAGCGGCGGCAATCTTTCGCACATTGTGCATAATGTCGGAAAGATAATTATCCTTTTCGGGTTCGTAGCTTTGTGTTCTATCATCCGCCTTTGCCATAAATGCTGCTTTTGCGTCTATGGTATTTCCGGCCGGTAAAATCTTATTTGCAACCTGTTCTTTTGCTTCCGTTGGTTTCAGACTGACGGTTAAGGGAGCCAGTTTCCGGGTGACAGCGGTATAAGTGTCGGTTTCATTCAGGTTCTTTGTGTTTTCGTCGAGCTTGATAACCTTCTTAGTCTTTGTGCCCTTCTTATCCTTACCTAATTTCGCCATCAGGTCATTAAAGTTTGTTCCCGGAACATTATTCGTTTGTGGCAACGGTTTCGGATTAGGTATAAGTTTATCCATCGCTGATACATCATCCGTTTTTTGCTGGGATGCCGCCCAACTATCATGCCCGGCCTGTTTGCCTTTTTCCCATGCTTCCGAATAGTTGCCATCTTTAGCGGTGTTGTATAAAATAGATACAGGATTAGCCCCTACCACACCTTCACCGATATTCTTAAAGCCATCTTTAGCCGCGGCCGCCGCTTCCTTGAAATTTCCTTTTACAAGATTAACGATAGCCGAACAAACGCCACCAATACCGCTTAGAACTTGCTTGAATGGTTTTACGATACTATTCAGCAAGGTAGCCCCAAATTCTTTTATTACACCCCATACACCAAGAACCGCAACCCGGAAACCTTCGAATTTCTGCCAGCAATATGTTACGGCTGCAATAACCGCACCAATAGCAAGCGCAATCCAACCCAAAGGCGAAGCATAGAACGCGGCATTTAACGCCCACTGTGCGGTCGTTAGCCCCCATGTTGCGGCAGTTTGTGCAATATCCAGTACCTTTTTAATACCGCCTATAATAACAGCCTTTTGCGTGATTGCGTAGTTTGCCCCCATCGCGACAGTGTAGAAGCCCAAAGCGGCCGTTAAACCAACTACAAGCGGATTGCCTTCTGAAAGTAAAGAATACCAAGAACCAAAGAACCCGACAACCGTATCAAGCGTAAAGGAAACGGCGGACAATACAACATCGGCAACACTTAGACCGGCACATATAACCGGCAGGATTATTTCGCCGACTTGCGCACCCATGTTTTTAAACTTGTTCCAAACTTCGGTCGCCTGTTGTACACTATTCTTTGAAAACTCCAAAGCCGCGTCAGTTTCGCCGGACGAATTAGTTACGTCGTGCATTGACTCGTTATATTTGGTAATATCCGAAGTTAAAATGGCGAATGCGTTTTTAGCTTCCTTATCCACCAAACCTATTTTTTCGAGGAATGAAGACTTTTGTTCATCGTTCATGTCTCCCATAACACCTTGCAATTCTCCAAAAACATCTACAAGGCTTCTTATTTTCCCGGCTTCATCAAACACTTTTACACCGGACTTTGCCAGCTTATCGCGAACCTCACCACGCCCCAAAACAGAAAAAGCATTTTCCATCAGGACGGCGGCACGTTCCGCCGATTGTCCTTTCCCGGTCATATAGGCAAACGTACCGGCAACCTCTTTATAGGCAATACCCATGTTTGAAGCACCGGCAATAAGGTTTGGCATATAACGGGCAAAATCGGCAAACTCGCCAGCCCCGACACGTTTCGCCGCGAAAAAAGTGTCGAGAACTTCTTGTGCGCTGGCGTTCTCCTTGCCAATAATAGATAAGGATTGAGCTAAAGCAGAAGACACCGTTTTTACATCCGTAAATCCGGCTTTGCTGCCTTTCAATGAAGCGTCCAAAATAGACAGAGACAAATCAACATCGTTCAACTGTGAGTTTATTTGCTCAAAACCTACCGGGGAAAGTACAATGTCCGTTTTGTTATCCTTTGCAATCTTTTTAAGTTTGCCTTTCAAATCGGACAATCCGGCTTCATCAAGTCGCGCAGTAATATTCACCTGCGCCAGCCCTTCATCTAAATTCATTCCGGCCTTACCGGCGAAACCTAAAGCGGCCATTCCGGTAACAAGTGGATTTTTGATAAGGCCTGCGCCCGGTATGGCGTCGAAAGCATCAGAGGCCCATTTCTTAAATTTACCGCCGCCGCTGGCCGTTTCCAGTGCATCAATCTCTTTTGTCAACCGGGAAATCTCTTTGTTGTATTCCCGGATCGCTGGCAAATTATCCGCCGGTATCCATTCCTTTTCAGATTGAAGGGCATCGACTTTCATTTTAAGCGAACCGATAGTCTTACCCGTATCTTTGCATACGGCATCGACGGAAGAAACTTTTTCGCGTACACCGGTAAGAGCCGCTATCGTTTTATCGGACGTGGCAGTAATGCCGCCCAATTTAGCGGAAATCTTATCTTGTAGGGAAAATATGTATTCTATTTTGTTCGCCATAAATTAGTTATTAAATCCTGTTTCACCCATTCGGCCATCGCTGTTTGATGCGCCCATTCTTCATCCGTAAGTTCTTCGGGGTTTATGTGCAAATAAGCCCGGATAAGGGTATCGGCTAAAAACATCCATCCGGGCTTCTCTGCTATGTTTGTTCGGCTTATAATTTTTTTAGTTCGGCCTCTTTCACTTCAATAAGGTCGGCCAGCTTTGCAGATACGCCCAAAAATAAAGCGTCGTCTTTCTTTATTTCTTCGTCACCGGCAATCCAACAGTTGTTCAGAAGTATTTCGTTATATTTCATCGGATCGGACTTGCCAATGACCGCGGCCGCACCGAGAGCCTTACGGTCGGGCTTATGCAGATAAGCCGTTTTTCCTTCAACTGTTACCTGAAACACATCGCCGTGTTTCTTTTTCCATTCCTCAATCTGTTCGACTGTTGCTTTGTTTTCTTCGTTCATCGTTTTTAAGTTTATTAAATTACATTCGGTTCCATGTCACAGGCGATAAAAGGCAAGGCATGTTCCTGCTGCAAATCACCTTCTTTAATCGCGTATGGGGCTTCCGTAATGGAAAGGTTGATAATCTTGTCCGTTTGGATAACTCCGCTTTCAGGCAGATAAGACACAATAGCGTCAAATTCCAAATCGGTAATATCATCATGTCCTTTTGCCTTTGCGGCGGCCTGTAAGGCTATCAGTTCAGACTGGAGCAACGTAATAGTACCTTCATACTCCTTTTTACCTAACTGAATGCCGCGTGCCTTCTTTCCGGTTGCAAAAAGGCATTCTTTTTGCCTTTTCATCTTGTACTCAATACCACGAAGCCCGGTTACTTCTTTGCCCAACATGACGAGTTTTACGTCAATCCAAGCATATTCTTTCGTATTAAAACTACCCATTATTCACTTGTATTATAGGGGTTACTAAATGACAAATCCACATCTATTTCTTTAAGCAGCGCAGTAGGTACAATCTTGCATTGAACCTTTAGAGAGCCGGTAGAAATCAAATTCTGATCCGGGTTGATATAAGCCTTAAAGCCGCTTATCTCACCGTCCATATTCGTATTAATGGAACGGATGATTGATTGCTCGAAGGACTTGCAGACAGGTTGCGATAACTGACCGGTATCGGCATCAACCATGATGCTATCTAAAATTTCGTCTATATACGTTTTATAGCAGATAACAACGGCTTTCTGTATAACGCGGATAAGACAAAGGCGGTGGTAGTCGTCCGTTGTTGCGATGGCCGTGGCATCATCATTCAGGTAATAACCGTTTTTTCCGATATAAGTACGGTAAAAGATATAACCGGCATCGTGCAGGATATTCCAAAGGTTGTAATCTTCTTCCGGTTTCTTTCCGTCCGTCAGATAACCGTCGGCGGCAATACTACCATCCTTTACGCGGCCGATAGAGATATTAACCGCACATGTAGCAGCACGGCCGAGAACCTGACCGATGGCGGCAGAATATAATTTACTACCACCAAAAAGACCGTCAGAAGCAAGTACGACGCTGACACTATTTTGTGATCCTTCGCGCGGCTGGTAAAGACTATCCGTTTCACCACTCCAAGCGATAGCCGGAAGCAACACCACGAACGGGGCTATTTTCTCCATGTACGCTTTAACAACAGATTGGGCTGCGGTAATGGCGGTAATCACATCTTTGTCAATGCACTTTTCAAGTGTAGGCGTATAAGAAGCGGGGGCATTACGGTTCACGCCGACAAGGCGAATACGTCCGGCCGCGGAATCTATCAAAGTTTGCAAGGGCGATCCGGCTTCGGCAGAACAAATTTGTGTCAATGTGGTAGCCTCACTAACTACCAGCAAATGAAGTTCCGCGCCATCACCGGCAGTTGTGTAGAAGGCCGACACGTCTTTATAAACTAAGGGATTGCTTTTTTTGTCAATACCCAGCTTTGACAGGTCATTACTGGAAGAAAGTACATACACTTTGTTAAGAGCGAGTTTTCCTTCTACGGCCGATCCGGTCAAAATAAGCCCGGCAATACCATCATCCGAAAGGGTTACAGTTCCGATGTTACCGTTACCCAGCGTAATATTTACATTTGGTAAACTCATGTTTTATTAATTAATAGGTTTTTAATTCACCCTTTCCACATCTTTTTTGATGGGAAACGGCCTTATCGTATTCATGTCCGAGAAAAACCAAGTTATCACCGGTAACATGAAAGTTTAAACTATCCGGGTAGGCTTCCCGGTATTGAGCCAAAAAGGCAGGTTCATTAGCCGGTACGATAACCGGGGTTTCTTCTGTATGCTTTTCTTTTGCCATTCTAACGACGTTTTAATAGTTTTAAAATAACCTTCCAAATTGAAGGCAGATATTTAATCAATAGGACAACCGCAAGCAATCGGCAAAGGTAAATTTGAGCCTGTTGCCACCATGTAAGCCTGTTGATATAGACTGTTTCACCGGGGACTGGCGTAGGCACGTAAATAATAGAATCTTTTGCCGGTATATAAATCGTGTCATGCTTGGCGTTAGCCTTGTAATCCAGTTTTCCGTTATCAAAAGAAAGGCTACTTTCAACCCCTGCACTTTTCAATTCGTTATAAGCCTTCATTATAACCTGATTATTACTATCGCATTCAAACAAGGCCGTAAGGAGTGCCGAATCAGGCGACAGGTAAACAGGTACGAGGCGTTCCGTCGCTATATTATCCGGTGGGTTCACGGGCGTGCCCTTCGCATTTTTCAGCCCTCCGCAACTCATCACGAACAGGGCAAGCAGTATCAGCGTGAGGGCAAGTATTGACTTTTTCAACAGCCCGGCGAAGCCGTTCCAATTCTTTTCGTATCGCATAAATTTCCTTTTTTAGTGGTTCGACCACCTGTTCCATCAGGATGGCCATTGCCTTTTTAACATTATCCAGTTCGTCGCCGCGTGTGTCCGTCTTTGAGGCTTCCACTTGCGCCCGGAGTTGCTCGACTTCTGCGTCGTACTTCCTGCGTAGCAGTACAGCCGTAAGCCACGCGCTTAACGGTGCGGATATGATTGCGGCTACCAACGATATTATTTCAGACAATTCCATCCTGACTTCTTAGGTTATTTGTTCAGTAACTCCCAGCCGGAATATATGTCAGCCATCACAGCGGAAACGCCGTTTTCTACCTGACTGATTGCCGCCGCAAAATTGCACATGGTCGCTTTGTCGTTCACATCCGGCACATAGGTCGTTGGCACTTGCATTTCGCGGCAAACTCTTTGTATATACCCGGCGGTGTTGTTTTCTATCTTTGGAGCATAGCGACTAATAAAATCCGCTATCGTCTGACACTTGTGTAATTTGCGATAGTTCTGCAAAGTACGGATCAGGGCACGATAACCATGTGCCATTGTTTCAAACTGAAAAAACTCCTTATCCGTCTGCACCGCCCTAAGCCCCTGCCATTTGTCTTTCGACAAACGGAGATTGCCGGGGTTATTGTTTCTTAATCCGCGCGTCATGCTTTAGGCTGGGTTAAAGTGATTGTAGCGGTTTTTGTCACATCTTCGGCAAGCGTCAGGGTAATAACGCCTTCTTTTGCGGCGTCACCGGCCGAATTATCCAAAGCAGTTACCAATAAAACTTTATCCTGTTTTACAACCTTAAAGCCTTCCGGTTCTGTATATGCGTAGTCAGACGAAGCGCTTACCGCAAATTGCTTTGTTCCACCGTTAACCGGGTAAGCGATTGTTTTCGGGGTAACTGATATTTCAGGCACATAAGCCGAACTGACAATTGCGCCGATAGCTTCCATCTTTTTCGGTAATACGATAAAGTAATGACGGAAGTTAATCAAACTTTCCTGTGTTTGCGGACTTTTTTCGGCTTCCGAATAATACATTTTAGTCTTGCCCGAAGCCTTAAACATACGTTTTACATAGAAAGCAACCGAAGCCTGATTTGTGCCTTCCAAAGCCGTTTCGCCGAATTTCTTTTTTACTCCGTTAGTAGTGAATGACGGGCAACTAACATACTCGTAAACTTCAAATCCGTACAGGTTGGCAATCTTACCGGTCGTGTAATTATAGTATTGCTTTTCAAACTTCTGGTCGCAAAGCAGCAAATCGTTGACGTGATCCGAACACAACACAAGGCGGCGGCCCTCTGTGGGAACTTCCATTTTATCGAATTTATCTTTCAATGCAACAATATCCTTTGTTGTAATCCTGCGGCGGCCGTTATCGTTCGCCCCAGTGGTAAGAACTACCGGTGTCAAATCAGAGTTCTTTTGAGGAGCAAGGGCATGAATTGCTTTCTTGAATTTGTTCACCAAGATGGATTCACCGTGACGTTCTTTGTGGCTTGCCATCTTTTCATAAGAACAGGCATAAAGTTCATCATCCGTGACACGGGTAGCCTTTGTTTGGTATTTATCCAAACTGATAGCAACGTCGCCATCTTCCAAATCTTGGATAGGAATAGGATAAGTTGTATTGTTGATTAAAACGTCAGGATCACCGCCCACGTCGATAAGGTGAATAATATCGTTTTCAGCTTTATCGGAATAGTCGGGAATACCATCCAGCCATGTAGCCGTAATTCCGGCACGCAATTTCTTAATTAATTCACCCGTCCAAATTTCCGTATATACACCGGCACAAGCCGAACCATTCGGCAGAAAGTTGCCCGAAACAATCGACGCACCTACGACGACCGCCGCACCGGCAGAAGCCGGAACGCCCATTGCAACGGCAAGAAAAAGCCCCATCATTGCATTAATAAGCAACCGGGAAAAGAGTTTAAATCCTGTTTTCATTTTTACCTGTTTTAAAATTAGTAGTTGGGACAATCCACACCATATTCGGCTTTAAATAGCTTCATATAGGTATTTTTGTCATTTTCTTTTAAATTTGCCATCTGATCCGCCGGAACATCAGACAGTTTTTTCCAGTCTAAAGCCATAGAACCAGAACCGCTGGGCTGGTTTATCAAATTCATCGGCTTTTGTATCGGTGTCATGGAATCAAAAGTCAACTTAAGACTTTCAATACCTACCTTTTTACCCAATTCGATAAAATGCGCTTCCTTTTCCGGCATAATCAAGCGTTTGCCTGTGGCTTCTTTTACCGCTTGCGTAATGGCAGACAACTGCATTTGTTCTTTCTCCTGTTGTAATTGCTGGTTAGCCAATTTATAGCCGTTCAGCACGTCAATAGAAGAAAGAATTTCATTTTCTCCGGCCGTTTCCGGCAACCCCAATTTCAGGGCGATAGCTTTGTAATCCATCTTTTCTTCGTCTTTTTGATTGTTGTTATTAGTGAGTAATGGCAGACCGTCCGAATTTTCACCGGCCGCCAGTTTTAGTTCCTGACCTTTGAAAGTGAGTACCAGCGGCAAAGCGTTGTCATTTCCGCCGATGTCAACCATACTTATTTCAATTAGCTTGCTTCGTGTAGCAGTAGCCCGGTATTGGCCCGGCTTTATCAGTTCCGGCGCGTCGCTGGTTTCTGTTACCTCAAAATTAGCGGAAGCCATTTTTAACGTACCCTTATCCCATTGCTGCTTTGCAAGTTTACTTTCATCGCGTACTTCATCAAAGTAAGGTTCGCCGGTGATTTTATCGCCTTCCTTTTTTATATCTTTGATGCAGCCGATAATAATACCGCGCCAGTGCATCCACAACAACACAGGATTGCGTTCGTATTGCGAAATATCAACGCCATCGGTTTTCACCCACGTTCCGTAACAGTTTACGGACTCATCACTTATAATTATTCGCTTTGCCATTTACTACATGTTACATCGTTTTTATTACTGCATTTCTGCGCTTTATCCGGTGCAAACATAACCCCCTAAAATAGTCCGCACAAAAAAGTGTGTAACCGTTACGCGCTTGTGTGAAAGCATTTTATAATAGATGGAAAGCGTTTCACCCTTAATTGCCTCGCCCACCTATACTTTACAATTTTGCCAAAAAGTAAAGCGATAATTATGTCTAAAAAGGAAATAGAAAAGAGCAAGGAATTAGCACGCATGTACTACCTGAATGGCGAAACACAAAAACTTGTGGCCGAAAAGGTAGGGGTTAGCCGTGTAACGATTAACAAGTGGGTAGCCGATGGCGGTTGGGACACTATGCGCGTGGCGAAAACCATCACCCGGAAAGAAATCATTACTAAAATGATGCAGGAGGCTAACAAAAAGTTGGAAGAAGGGAAAATGTCTTTTGATGAAATGTCAAAGTTGGCCGCATCTATTGAAAAAATAGACAAGCAAACAAACGCAATTACTATTTACGAGGTAATGACCGTTTACAACGAATGGCTGATAGTTCGCACGGGTGTGGATAAAGAACTTACAACTGACCTGATTAAGACAATGAACCACTACCAAGATATATTCCTGAGTGAACAGGTAGGCAAAAGCAAGTTCTAATGGTCGGAAATACTTTAAAACAAGCACAAGAGAGGTGGAAACAGTTATCGGAAACGATACAAAATATGTCCACCGTCAACGTAGCTGAAACGAAAGCTGCGCAATTAGAACGTATTGAACGCGCCCGGAAAGATTATGCCTATTTCGTGGAATACTACTATCCGCATTATTGCACGGACAAAGTAACCGGGGAAGTAACACCGTCGGCAAAGTTTCATATTGAAGCGGCAAAAAAAATACTTCAAAACAGGGATATAAAAGCCGTATTCAAGTGGGCACGCGGCCACGCCAAATCTACCCACATGGACGTAATGATACCAATGTGGCTAATGTGCCAAAAACAACGGCAAATCAACGTCATGGTATTGGTCGGAAAGTCCGAAGATAGCGCACAAACTTTGCTGGGTGATATACAAGCCGAATTGCAATATAACAAACGGTACATTCACGACTTCGGGGCGCAATACAATTCGGGAAACTGGCAGGATGGCGAATTTGTCACCAGCACCGGGATCGCCTTCTTTGCCCGTGGGCGTGGGCAATCTCCGCGCGGTCTAAGATATAGAAACCGCCGCCCGGACTACATAGTCATTGACGACTTGGACGACGACGAATTGTGCGAAAACGATACCCGTGTCAGAAAGATAACCGAATGGGTGAAAGAAGCCTTATTCGGGGCTTTCGGGGCGGAAGGCGGCCGTTTTATCATGGTTGGTAATCTTATCAGTAAGTGTAGCGTATTGGCTAATATAGCCGCGTCAAAAGGTGTATTCGTTAGTCAGGTGGACGTATTGGATAAAAAAGGCAAACCGTCGTGGCCCGAATACTGGACTATGCAGCGCATTCAGGCCAAACGCGAATTTATGGGCTACCGGGCCTTTGAAAAGGAATACATGAACAATCCTATCAAAGAAGGGACGGTATTTCGTAAAGACTGGATTCGCTGGAAAAAAATGTTTTCACTTGACCGATACGAAAAGATTGTGGCTTATTGCGATCCATCCTTTAAAGGCAGCACGCAAAACGACTATAAGGCGATTAAGGTTTGGGGAAAGATCGGAACAGAGTTGCACCACATAGCCGCCTTTGTCCGGCAATGTTCGGTTAGCGAAATGGTGCGCTGGTTCTACGATCTCCACGAGCGTATGCCGGAAGGCGTGATATGCGAATACTACATAGAGGCTAATTTCCTTCAAGATATTCTTTTGGATGAATTTACAACGGAAGGAAAGCTACGGGGCTACCAATTACCTATACAGGCAGACAAGCGTAAAAAGCCCGACAAGTTCGCCCGTATTGAAGCCGTTTCGCCACTGTGGGAGCGCGGCTTTGTCTTCTACAATGAAAGGCTGCAAAATGATCCTGATATGTTGGCCGGGATAGAACAAACCCTTTCAATCGAAAAAGGAAGCCGGACACACGACGACGCGCCGGATGCCGACGAAGGGGCTATTTATATCCTTCAAAAATACACAAGAATACAAGAGTATCAACCCAGCTTTGGTATGCGCCAAAGCCCTAAAAATTCATGGTAATATGATTAAGTTATTCAAAGAAATTATTCTGAATTACAGAGTAAAAAGAGCCGTTAAGATGGCAAAAGAATTATCAGAAGTGAGCAAACGCAAGTACATCGTTTTGATGGTGGCCGGTGTTCCCAAAGTCTATTCCAAACAGGAATTAAAGAACCTGATACAAAGACGTGTATTCAAGAAAGGCACGACTATTCAGGACTTGGAAAAACGGGCAATCCTTATAACCGCATAGCCTATGTTTCTGACTGAAAACGACTATATCGTGGCTTCGGCGGATGCGTTGACAATCTTTCAACAAAGTACACCCGAAAAGCGCGAAAAGGCCGAAAAAATGGCTATTGAGGAAATCGCCGGTTATCTGCGTAGCCGGTACGATACCGGGCTTATTTTTTCGGCTGTTGGTGACAATCGTAACGATGTCATAGTTATGCACGCCTGTGATATAACGCTGTATCACCTTGTTTCATGGCTTCCCGGAAAAATGGGACGTGAAATAAGGAAAGAGCGTTATGAACGGGCGATTAAATGGCTGGAAGAAGTTCAAGCCGGAAAGGTTACGCCGAATTTGCCAACCTGCACCGGTGAGGATGGAGAGGAAGATATAAACAATCCCGTAAAGTGGGGTTCGGGAAAAAGCAACACTTATATTTGGTAAGATGGGTAACAAAAAACGCATAAGTAACGACCTGTGTGTAGGTGGGTTTAACCTTGCTAAAGAGAGCGACCGAAAACGGCTTAGTTCCATGATGGTAGAATTAAAGCTACAAGCGGATGCACTTACACAAAAAGACCTGAAAAATTGGCGGCAAGCGTGGCAAATGGCGTTGAACATAGAAAATCCGCGCCGCGGCCCTCTGTATGATATTTATACGGATATAGATGCAGATTTGCACCTGACCGGCTGTGTCGGCCAACGCAAAGGCTTTGTTTTGAAAAAAAGTTTCAAGCTGGTAGATGCCAAAGAAAAAGAGAACGAAGAGGCAACCAAGCTATTTGAAACCGGATGGTTCAAAGATTTAATAGGCTATATCTTGGATAGCCGGTATTGGGGGCACTCGCTTATTCAGTTAGGCGATGTTGTAACCGTTGACGGAAAGATGCGATATAAAGACGTTGAGTTGATTCCACGCAAGCATGTAATTCCTGAATACGGCGTTATAGTTAGAGAACAGGCCGACGAATGGAAGCAAGGGTATGATTACAGGAATACCCCCTTATCCGATTGGGTAATCGAAGCCGGAAAGCCTAAAGACCTCGGCCTGTTTTTGAAGGCTGCACATCAGGCTATACCCAAAAAGAACATGCTGGCATTTTGGGATCAGTTCGGGGAAATATTCGGTATGCCCATCAGGATCGCCAAGTCAACGGCCCGTGATCCTAAAGACCGGTCACGCATTGAAAATATGTTGGCTTCTATGGGGGCGGCCGCATGGGGGCTATTTCCCGAAGGAACGGAAATTGATATTAAGGAGACAACACGGGGCGACGCTTTTAATGTATATGACAAGCGCGTTGACCGGGCCAATAGCGAAATAAGCAAAGGCCTGCTTAACCAAACAATGACTATTGACAACGGTAGTAGTTTGTCACAATCGGAGGTGCATCTTGAAGTTTTTGAAAACGTAATTGAAAGCGATGCCGACTTAGTTAAGGATATAGTAAACGACCAACTGATCCCACGGATGATTAAGCACGGCTTCCCACTCAAAGGTTTACGTTTTGTTTATGATGAAAGTATAGACTACACACCGGAACAACAGGTTGCGTTTGAAACAATGATTGTTGACCGCTACGAAGTTGATCCCAAATATTTCATAGACAAGTACAATATTCCGATTATCGGGGAAAAGAAGGTACAAGCACAACAACTTTCAAGACCTTTTTTCGACTAAGCCCCGATATATATACGGGGCTGCACAAAAGGGCGGCAGAATTATACGGAGATAGCAACCTGATATTATCCGCTGATAATTACCCGGACACTTCGGGCGTGGAAGCTGCTTTCAACAAAGCGGTAAAATGGTTACATGATAACCGCACATTCGGAACGGCAATGCTTCGGGAAGATGTTGTTGTTGGGTTGATTGAAGAAACGGCTTCTTTCTTATCCAAAGGCATAGAACGGGGGTTGGAAGAATGTTCGCCATCGGAAACAATGGTGAGCAGCCTGCGCGAAAGTGTCGGCGTATTTTCCGGCTTCAAAACCTTTCACGAAATGAAAGAAGCCGCCGGAATGCTTTTAGATGAAAGCGGTAATATAAAACCGTTCGAACAGTATTATAAAGACGTTCAAACCCTGAACGAAACTTATAATAAGTTCTACTTAAAAACCGAATATGATTTTACCATTGCCAGCAGTGAGGCGGCCGCGCGGTGGGAAGATCAGCAGGATGACGGGGAAGGCCGGTATTTATTGCAATACAGAACGGCCGGGGATAACAAGGTAAGAAAAGCGCACCGGGAACTGGAAGGAATAACCCTACCGGCTTCCGATCCTTTTTGGGATAGCTATTATCCGCCTAACGGCTGGCGTTGTCATTGTACGGTTGTGAAGGTACGGGCCGCCAAATACCCGGCAACAAACAGCAAAGAAGCCATTGAAGCCGGAAGCAAGGCAACGGCTGGGAAATACGCCGAAATGTTCCGCTTTAATCCCGGAAAGCAAAGGGCCGCTTATCCGGCTTACAATTCGTACACTATTTCAAAATGCAATGTGTGTTCCAAGAATGATTTAAAACTGGCAAAGAAGCCCAGCAATGAACTTTGTGCCGCTTGTAAGATTATCAGGGAACAGGCAAAATTTATTCCTGAACACACCGAAAAAGGAGAATTACGGGTACATCTTGCACATGGGGAAGGTGAACGGGCCGAAAACATAAGGATCGCCCGGTATTTTACGGATAGATACGGCCAAGAAATAGACCTGTTACCAAGAAGCAACACCGAAAAATGCGCGGACGCTTATAACCGGACACTTAAACAGTTGCAGGAATATAAGCAAAACAGCACACCGACAAAGAACGCCATCGACGCGGCGTTAAGGGATGCCAACCAAAAGGCGGATCATGCCGTTTTGCTGGTTTCCTCTGATATTTCGGAAGGTGATTTAACGCGAGGTATCAAGGGGCGAATGTTACAGGCTAAAAGGTTGCAAACAGTCACCATCGTAAAAGACGGCAAAGATGTTGTTTACACCAAAGAACAGATATTGCAAAAGGGCTTTAAAGCAAGCTGGGCCGACTTGAAATAATCAAGTCAGCCCAGCAAGGGAGGCCGGGGGAATATTGCGATTCCCTCAACCGACACAAAGATAGGAATAATTAATTAATTTACAAAGGTATGGACGGGAATTTCAAGAAAGAAGTTATTGACCGGTCGCTGGATGATATAAAGGTCGAATTAGACGAAGAATTTGACCGCAACTTTGAACGTAAGTCTTTCTTTAACGAAAAGGAATGGCCGGAAAGAAAGTTCGACGACGGTGTCGGATCACTTATGCAGCGAAGCGGCGGACTAAGAGGTAGCGTTCGTTCCCGAAAGCGTGGCGTTGAACTTGCCTATTCTTCATCCAAACCATACGGGCGCATACATAACGAAGGTGGAGAAATAAAAGTTACCCGGAAGATGAAAGGCTATTTTTTTGCCCGCCTGAAAGAAATAGAAGGAAAATATACCTATAAAAAGGACGGGGAAAAAAGAAACAATAAACAGAACCGCCAGCTTTCGGACAAAGAGCAATTTTACCGGGCTATGGCATTAAAGAAGGTCGGTTCAACAATCACTATGCCGGAACGTCGGTTCATCGGAAACGGCAAGGCAACGGATAAAATCATCCGGGAAATAGCGGAACAGAATATTGAGGACTATTTTAAAAAACATAATATTATAACTCCATGAGAAAAGAGGTTTATCAAATTCTAAAAAAAAGGCTTCAACAGCTAATTACCGATGAAGAAAGTAATATTTGCTTTGTCTCTGAACGCCAGCTTCAGGAAATAGCCGAAAAGGGGGAAACGCCAACTTACGCAATCAAACACATAGGACTATGGAATAGGCAGGTTGAATTTATAGAGGAAGAAACACCGTTTCTTATGCCAGCCATATTTATAGAGTTCGGGAAAATAGATTGGAGAAGCCAGGCGGGAGGTTTACAAGATGCCAACCTTACAATAGGGTTGCACGTGCTTACAAATGCCGTTCCCGAAGGCTACGACGGAGAAATGTTTCATCTTGATTTATTGGATAAGATAAATTATTGCTTGCACGGCTTTAATAGCGGGAGTATGGGAACATTGACACGTGTAACCTCTATCCCCTGCCACGACCACGAAGAAATATTGGATAACACGGAAATATTCAAATGCTTAGTACAGGATGATACGGCCGTAAAGAAACAGGTTAAGATACCGGCAAAGCCTAATATTACCGTTACCTAAAAGAATGAAAGTTGCAAGGCTTCTTGTTTGGCTACTACGTCAGGATTGGCCGCCGCATTGATATAGTTATAGAAAGTCTTTTCCGATATGCCATATATCGGCCAAATATAACGCTTCCAAATAGCCCGGTTAGACAAACCGGTCTTTGCATATTCGTCATATATTGCATTGACTTCTTTAACACGCTTAACGTATGAACAACCTTGTAAAGCCATTTATTAATCGGGATTTATAATAAGTACAAAATTATCAAAAAGATACAGGACTACAAAAGAAAAGCGGGCTAAATTTACTTAACCCGCTTTTTGTAAAGCAACAAACCTATATTTTTTCCTATCATTCGATATAATAGGTTTGTAACATCATTCCGTTTCGTTTGATAAACAATACCGTCTTTCCTTCATCTGTGCGAATTTCCGTTGATACTTCGCTACGGGTGATTGTCTTATTTTCTTTTAGGCTGACTATTGCAGTATCAATAAAGAATTTAAGTGCATCAAAGTCGCTTTCATTATTTTGAACTATCAGGCCGTTATACTGCTTATCTACCCACGTTTGAATGATTTTCAACCAGCGCGGTTTATCATTGGGTATGATTGATTTATATTTCAGTTCTGCCATAGTTAAATGCTATTACAATCGAAATATAAGTTGCCACGATTGCCGCTATTTCTACCCAAAACATCCAATTCTTTTTTTTGCTGAACCCGGCCATGCACAGGAAGAAACCAAAGGAAAGCAAGGATACCAACCAAAAGCCAGCCGCAAAACACCAAATTTGAGAAAACAGGCAACAGATAACCGCCGACGTATAGTGTACTGTATTGGTTAGGCTTTCTTTGAACTGTGCAGCCGCTCCGACAAAGATCAGTCCGGCAACGGAAAGAAAGCAAGTATATTGATAACTTTCCGGTGTTATATCCAGCCAACCGGGTAGCAGGAACCCACCAACACCGTAGCAAAATGCGGTAAACATCCAGCCCAGCCCCTTACGCTTTTCCTCTAAAAGATAGTAGGTGTTACTAATAGACCACGGAATATTAAACAAACAAACCATACTGGCAATGTACAGCATAAATATTACTATTGATACGATAATTAAGTTCATAAGATTATTTGTCTATTGCTTTGTTGATATTAGTATTCTTTCCATCACGATAACCATTGCAAAAAGCCTCTGCAATATCTTTCTTTTTCGTTTTGGGGGCTTTTCTTTCTACGGGTGAATAGTTACTCATGTAGTCGTTTATTAGTTGATTATGGCAAACTACAAGTGATTTTTCCTGCACTTCGTTTGCTGCCGCTTCAAGTTTTAGCTTTGCTTTCAGACCATAAGCACAACCATTCAAGTAGGAAGCAATGTATTTGCGTTTATACTTTTCAGTTCGTGCAGCCCCACGTTTCCCCTTTGCAAATTCTTCATATCTGACCGGTGCTAATTTTCTGAATATACTACGCAACATATCATACAAGTAAATCACCGTTGAAGTGTTTGCCTCCGTTCCGACTACAATCATATTCGTTTGCCCGGAAATAAGGAATGTTTTGCAATAGTTAAATTCACAAAGAACATTCATAAGCGAGCGTTTCCAAAGGCCGTATGTGTCTTTAAAGCTAATATGGCCGGTTCTCTGTATCTGCATAGTCTCCTTTCTTTCTTCGGGATCAATATCCATCAATGAAAGATTGTACTGTGTCAACAAACGGCTGATCGCGGCGGCCGCTGCATTTGCTTCACCTTCCGAACCAATCTTTTTTGCACCTTCTTGAAGGCGCATTAACTTTTTCAGTTTCTCTACTATTTTATCGGGTACTTCTGTTTCCATGTTTTTATTTCAATATTTTTAGTTATACGTTAATTCCTTGTTTCCTGTAATACTGAGCAATCTTTTCTTTTTGCTCAATGATTTTTAGCTCAATTTTAGCGATACGGTTTGCCATTCTTTCTCGCTTGGCTTCAAGCTCTTCCAACTTTGCAGCCTGTTTCACTATTAATCTCATACTTTAGCTCCTTTCTTATTTTTGCTGGTTTAGCTTGATATATTTTTCTGCACACAATTTCATTCGGGCTATGTCGCGAAGAAATGCCGTAACCTTCTCTTCAATATACCCCTTGTTGAACAGGAGGAACCGTTCATCAAATATTCCATTCATATTCCAGTAGTCTATTTTTTCAACTACATCATTATCATCATATACTCTAATTTCGATACAGTTTCCTGACATGCCCATTTCAAATTCAATTGAGTATTTAGGGTGTGAAACCATATCAAAATTTGCGGCAGCTAAAATTCCAGCCAATTCTGAAACAGCCGTCATCATTCTTTTGCGTTGCTGTTTTATCCACTCTGCGTTCTTTTCCGTTGTTGTCATAGGTTTACTTCTTATTAGATTTGAAATTTCTTTGAGCCTTAACAATTACATCAAATAGTGTATTATAAATATCATCGTCAGGAGTGAAAAAGGAAAGTGCATCTTCACAAGCATCCAGTAATTCAGGAGATGCTGCAATCAATGATGCGTTAAAAAACTGAAGTTCTGTCCCTTTTTTGTGTCCTCCTACCGGTAGAGGAATAATAGCGATAGGCCGTTCTATATTATCATCAACCTTAATCATAATTGCACCGTCCGGATAAATTGGAGTATGAACCATAACTCCTTTCCATTTTTCTGCTATTAAATCTTTTCTTTTAATCCCTGTATTCGATATATATTCCTGATAAGCTTTTTCTAATTCTTCACAATTATAAACAGATTCTTCACTTTCACCCATTGTAACAGTCCAACACATAGAAGAATATCTTGTATAGGTATCTCCATTCGTATCAATAGTATGGGCCACAAATTCTTTTACTGCTTCTATTTTAATCATATCTTTTTGTTTAAAAGTTAGCAACTACCAAATTTATATGATATAAATCCATCATGCTCATCGTTTGGGAAAAAGCCAAGTTTATCCAAGGCTTTAATATCATCTTCTGACACATTTTCAGGATTAATATCTACATATAATTCATCGTGACTACAATTAGTTGGGTAAACAGGATTTCCATATTTTAGAAATATCTGCAATGCTTTTATTAAATCTTCCATCTTTCCTTATTTTTAGTTGAATTAAAAATATAGGGCCAGTATAAAGAACTGGCCCTGTATGCAGTATTAAAGCGTTTCAGGCGCATAGGCCATTATATAGGTCGTTACATCACAGGTTACTATCACGCGGCCGGAACCTTTGCATTGCTCGCAAATATGCCCGTCTATACTGCCGCTACCTTCACAGACCTTGCACGCCACCACATGGGGCGGAATAGTCTTTGTTCTTTTTACGCCTTTGGGTTCTTGCGTTTCCTTTGGCTTTCTAAATCTGTCTAAAATGTTTCCCATATCGTTTTATTACTTTAAATATTACTACTTACTTTCATCAGCTACCCAGTTGATTGTTACAACCGCTTTTAATTTCTTATGTCCCTTACAAACGGGGCATTCTACCTTTACACTTTCATGTGTCAGTTCATCCATTCCCCAAAACCAGCCGTTGCCGTGACAATAGCCGCAAGGCACGCCGCCAAACTCCGTTTGTTCAACCGGGTGTTCCTTTGGGAACAATGGCGGCGAGATTAATAACATTGGTTGCTGCTTGCTCATGCTTCTGTCATACCTAAAGGAACACACACCCATGCACCGTTCTCGTTTTTCACTTCTGCACGAATAAACTGCTTGCTAATTGCTGGCTGATAGGCTTCTTCGATTATTTGAACGCCTTCCATAAAGCGGTCACTTTTTGTTTCTTCGGCAATCTTACGGAGTTGAACTACACGGCTGGCCTTTAATGTACCCTTCGCATCACGAGCCAGCAAACGGAGCACCATTTTAACAAGTGCCTTTGTTTTTTCATCACTGGCAAGCCCTTCGATATATTCTTTCACAATGGCAATACCATCTTCAACCGTATCACGATAACCGTCTGTTGTATAAACCCCTATGGTTATACGCTTATCACCTTTTGAGTTGGTAAATGTGTCACTGCGTTGGCCGTCCTTTTTTAGTTTCAGTACATCGGCTTTCATGTCGATAACATTTCTAAAATCATTCAAAACCGAAGCCTTTGTGTCCTTAATACCTTGACTAAGGCACATCAAAGCCGGAACCGTTCTTTCAATGGTTTCATCTACAAGGTCACGATAAGCGTCGCGATCTTGTTTAGCCTTTACTTTTGCATTTTCTTCGGCCTGTTTAGCCTTAAACGCTTCAAACTGTCTCAATTCTTCGCTGTTCATTTCAACGACTTTCTTTTCTTCTTCCATGATGTTGTTAATTTAATTGTGAGTAATCAGTATTTTTATTGCCTTTCCGCTGTATCATCCTTATCTTGATACACAGTAGGTCTAATTCTTCGGTAGTCAGTTTTCCGAACTCCTTACCGGATATTCGTGGGTTCTTGCAGAAGGCATTAACACTATTCCAATCTGTTGTATCAATGCCGTGCTTTTGCAGAAGATGAAGGGCGGCGGATCGCTTGCGCCTTAATTCCTCGCGTGCTATCTCACGGGCCTTATAACCATTTGATTGTCGTTGCATCCCGTCACACATAGCATCATATTCTTTGTCGGTCATTTCCTTTAAAGAATCCGTTCTATTGTTGGTATATTGCCGGACTAAATCAATTTTCAATTCATCTTTATCTATTGTCGGCATACGGCCAAGAAGGGCGTAAAACCGTGAATAATTTCGTTTCATACAAAGCCCTCCTCTTTCATACCATATTCGGCCATCAGGGCATCATGCGAAAGACGTGTAAGTCGTTCCGCTAATTCGCTAAAGATAAAAGACTGCTCATCATAGGAAAAGCCCCCGGCCTTCTTGATGATACTGTTTAAAATCACTTCAATTGCTTCATCCATAACTATTTCTTTTGATTTATTCATTACTCATTCCAGTATTGTGCTGCTCCTTCGGCCCATATCGTATAATGATTACCCGGTTTCGTTATAAAGCGTCCTTTACAAATAGCCCGGAAACCCTGCACGAATATTTTCACATCAGCGTCATAAGCTACTTTTTTCGCGGCCCGGCCTTCGGGCTTAATGCCTTCCGCATGGCTTATGAATATTAAAAGTTTATTTCTGTGCTTTTCCTTTAGTGCCTTATAGGTCGCATAGTTTAAACCTGAATACTGAAAACTGTCAATTATTACGGCTTCGGGGCTTCTGCGTTTAGATAATCGCTCGCTTAAATCGGTCATACTTTCACGATCCAATATTATAAAGCGTTTGTTCACCTCGTCCATGCGGTAACGCTCAATATTATTTTTAAGTGAAAGGCTTGTACTTTCTTCCAAACTGTCATAAGCTACCTTGTTAAAGAACTGACACAAATACT